ATTATTAATAGTATTAACACCTGTTGCCACATCTTTATCTAAATTGGTTGCTATAATTTCATCTGCTTTTGCTGTTGATGGTATATTAGTCATAATATCACTACCGTCTTCAGAAAATGTACTAGCCGATGGTATATTTTGCATATCTTGTATTTTTTCTGATTCAGTTCTTTTACCAAGCAAAACTCTAGCAGTTTTTTTTGCGTCTAAAGTACCAAATGTAAATGACTCTGCTGCCTTTGAAACACCTGCTGCTAATCTTTCTAAAAATCCTACTTCTTCATCTGGTGCAACATCTAATATTTCTTTTGCGTCAACTGTAGCACCTGATACTAAATCATAACCTGCAATAATAGGTGCCAACCAAGGCACTTTGCCAAGAAAACCTTTTGCACCTGTTTTTATAACTTTAGTTGCTTTTGATATTCTATTTGCTTTATTTGTTTTAGATGTTTTTTTAGTTTCTTTCGTATCAGCATCAGCGCCTTTTAAATTCTGTCCTCCAGTTCCTTTAGTTGAGTATTTTGTTAAAAAATCACCACCAAATTTACCTAAACCAAATGTTGTTAATGTTTTACCTATAATACCTGCAAGCCTTTTTCTGAATACTACAGCACCACCTACTTTAAGTGCATCATCGCCATATTCTGTAGCAATATTTTTAACAGTATCTACTATACCACTATCTTTACCACCTAATAATTCGTTTGTTTCTAATTGTGCTTCTAATAGTTTTTCAAGTATTGATTTTGTTTCACCATATTGTTTATCAGACTCTCTTTCTTCTTCAACCATTGTTTCTCTATCAATGGATGGCATTACAGGACCACCTGTAAATACTTGTTCAAAAGCGCCTTTTTTTGCTAATTCTTCTCTACGAGCACCAGTACCTTCTTCAGGGCCACCAAAGAAGTCTTGCTCAGCAGTTGATATACCACCACCTGTTTTTCTACCACCTTTAATAATTGCCCTTCTAGTTCTTTGTTGTTGTCTTTCTGCCTGTTCTTTTCTGTCTTCAATTCTAGCAGCAAAATCAGCAACAGGGCCTGGTGCGTATCTTTGTAATAATTTAAGTGGTGTAAATTGTTTTAAAAAGTCTTTTGCACCAAATTTTAATCTTGTTGTTACACCTAATAGGTCTTTTAATCTTTCGTTTACATTACCTACCAGATTTGTAACAACAGTTGATTCTTTTTCTGTTAAACCTGCTTTTGGTAGATTTTGTAAAAACTGTGAAGTGACTTTTTGAAAGTCATTCATTTCATCAAAACCTAAATTTCTTAAATCGTCTAATGCTAAACCATAATCGAAAATATAATCCCTTACAGGTTTTCTGATTTGTTCTTTTTGCATTGACTCATCTGTGTAATTATATCCCTTTCTTACACGGTCAAAATAATTGACCATAGTTTCACCAAAGATGTAACTGTCACCTTCTTCTTTAAACTTTTTCTTTTGTTTTGATAAGATGGTGCCAAACTCTTTTTGACGTAACTGTCCTATTTTAGGTCTAAAGGTTTCTTTTGCCTGTTTACCTTCTACCTGTTTTTCAGGTTCAGTATCAAAGTTAACCTTTGATTCTCTTACTTTTGGTCCTTTTGGTGCTTTTGCCATTGTTTATTACTTCTTATCTGATTTTGCTCTACTACCTGTGTATAACCCAAACCAAGCCGCACCAGCACCAACCACGATTGATACTAGACCACTTTGTTCCATAGTAGGTCCTTCTAAATTCATATACCAAATTACTACTTTGTATAGTAAATAGATGTATGTTGAGATGAATACTCTTGGAAATATTCTCCAACTATCTACTGCTCTTGCTAGATGAATAAGTTTAGCATAAGGGTTTACACCCAAGTCTTTTATTGAAGTGTCAACTTCTAAATCAACACTAATCTTTTGTTTTGGTTCTGCGACCTTTACTTCGTCCATCACTTTTTCCTTTTTTGTTCTTCTATTCTTTGTTTTTCTTCTCTTAAATACTGTAACAGCATTTCAATATAAATTTCCCTCTCCCACGGTATCATATCTTCTAATTCTGTTAAAGAATACTTGTGATGATGTATTAATGCAAAATTAGTTCGGTAGATATTCTCCAGGCTCTCATGTGAGAGGGTTATTGAAAAAAATCAGCCGCACCTTTTATTTCAAACTCAAATTCTTTACCAGACTTCGGGTTCTTATATTTTATAATATGTTCAATTTGAGGCAGTTCTTCAAAAAACTTACTAATCTTTTTAAACTGACTCATTGTCAAATTATTTACAAATTCTTCCAATTCAGATACTTCTATATCTGTTCGGTCAAATATTTCGTCACCATTGTAAACCGATTGAATACAATCTTTTACTAAACTATAAGTTAATTCTGAAATAGACTTTTTATTTCCTACTTCACTTATAGTTGGCAACTTCATAATAACACCATAACCTGGTTCAAACTCAATCTTTGTTTCAACTTGTTTATTTAAATTAGGTTTAATGTCATCTATTTTTAAAGTGTAATCTACGACAACTTGTTCATCATCTGGACACTTTAATTTTAAATCAACACTTTCACCTACTGACTTTGCTCTTATATTTAACCATAACCATTCAAAGTCATAAAATGGTATCTTGGTTATATCTGTATTTGAAACAACACAAGATTGTACAATGTTAATAAATGCTTTTGTAATTTCATTGTCATCCCTTGTTTCAATTGCCATTAATAGTATTTTTTCTTCTCTTACTAAAAATGGTCTATATCTTACCGTAACATCATTTGAAAGTTTCAAATCATATTCAGGCACTTTTGTTAATGGTAAACTCATTATTACTCCTATAATTTAATATAATATATCTCGTATAATTTTTGGGTCTGGTAGACCTTTAGGGAATACACGACCTCCCGTTACTCTACCTATCGGTAAATCTCTCCTTACTTTTTCGTAAACTTGTCTTCCTACAGATTTAACAACACCACCTAAACCAAATGGTAAGTTATCAAGGAAACTATTTTCTCCTTGTATTTCTGTATTTCTACGATATTTGTTTTGATAAACTTCTCTATTATCAAAATCACTTACGGCACTTACATTTTCAGTTGTTGACGCCCAATATCTATATTTAAATGTTACATCAACTTTTACAACTGCGTCTTTTGAACCGTAACTTAATTGTTGAGCAGCAATTGATTTAGGGTAAACTTCATAACATTGTAATTGATATGAAGACTCATTTGTACCTACTAAACTTCTTAATTGGTCAACTGTTAAATCAGCACTACCATACTGTAATATGGTATCTAAAAACGACCTCTTTAAAGGTGTAATTGTAATTTTACAAGGTGCGGCATAGTCATCATAATAACCTGCGTCATATGATATAGGATCAATTACCATATTTTGCCACGCCTCAAAATAAACTCTTTCATCAAAATCTGTTCCTGTATAAAACGATAAGGTCATTTCATCAAACGAAACATTTTTACCAAAAGACCTACTTGGTCCATAATACTGTTCATTAACATCATCTGTTATAGTTCTACCAGGCATTGATACATCACTACAAAATAAATCTAATCTTAATTGTAATGATTGTTTTAATCCTGTAGCCAATCTTCTAAAATTTTCAAATCTTTTTTCTTTATCATCAACTTGAAAATCAAAACCTCTTTCTAACAATGCTTTAGATAAATTATTTGGTCCATCTATTGTTACAATAAATTGAGTCGGTCTTGCCAAACCTTCAGCAGATTGTATGCCTGACCTAAATCTGTTAAGTATTGAGTTTTGATTAGTTGACTTATTAGCATAACCTGCTTTAGCGGCCGCATCCTGTCTATCATAATGAGCACGTGATGGTGGTATACCAATTCGTATATCTAAATCACCTATTTTTTTTCCTATACTAATTAATGACATTAAATAAATCTCCTACTGTCTGAATAAACTTGTGCTTCACTTGCCTTTTTAAATCTTTGTACAGGTAAGTATATCGCTGTTGCGGACTCATCTGCATTTATTCTTAAAAATCCTGTTTGTACATATGAATACAAATATTTTTTGATTGTTGGTTTTACAATCTTAATATTTTTTACATCATCATAGTTTACATCAAATTTTGTTTTACTATCAAATCTTGTATCATCAGCAAACTGTTGCATACGTTCTAATAGTTTAAATCTTAATAACGGTGGTAGATAATGAAAATTCATACCTAAAAATCCACCTGATATTGGTTCTAATGGCAATACTAAAGGGAATATATCATAATACGGTAATGTTTTTCTAAATTTAGGATTATACCCAAATAAGTTCAATCGTCCTACACTAGGTCTACCGTTAAGTTTACCTTGTCTAAACAACTGTCTAGCAGTAGTACCACTAGCAATTCTATTTACTTGTGTTCTATACCAAGTAGCAGACCTGTCTGTATCACCTGCCTTTAGTTTGATTGTATCAAATACGCTTGCCATAATACTATTTATGTTGGTAATAAATAAGTTTATGAAGAAGTTGAAGAATATAGATAAGCGACCCTATCAAGGTATATTTAAACCTTTGAACCCACAGAAATATAAAGGCAACGTTAAAAACATAATTTATAGAAGTTCTTGGGAACATAGATTTATGAGATATTGTGATAAACATAAAGACGTGTTGGAATGGGGTAGTGAAGAAATAGCAATTTACTATCGTTCAGTTGATAATCGGCCACATAGATACTTTCCTGATTTCTATATGAAAGTAAGGCAATCAAATGGTACATTTAAAAAGTTTATTGTAGAGATTAAACCTAAAGCACAAACTCGTAAACCTAAAAAACCTTTACGAGAAAGCCGTACTTATAAAAACGCATTAATAACTTATGAAAGAAATAGAAGAAAGTGGTCTACAGCGTATGCGTGGTGTTTAAAACGAGATATGAAGTTTGTCATACTTACTGAAGACCACCTAAAGACTTTTTAACAAGTCAATTCTTATAATAGAGTTGTGGTAGACAACTCATCTTTAGTTGTTGGTAAAGTTATAATTTTAGCATCAACATCAATTTTTGATAAAATCTTAGCAAAGTTATCAAAACCTTTTTGATAATCTTTTTTCCATTTATCTTTACTTTTCATTGTAGGGTGGTGTAAAATTATATTTACATTTTTTATCAACTTGGTACTAGCATAATAAGCATTTAATACTTTAATTAAGTCATCACCAAGTGCTGCCTTACCAGAAGAATAAACTTTAGTCCAAGAGTTTTTAGTTTTAAGTTTTTTCATTAACTCATCTAAAATCTCTTTACTTTCATTTGTAGTCCAGTCAATCCAGTTTACTGGTTTATTTTTGTTAAAGTCTTCATCATCAAGCATTTTTTTAACCATTCTTGTAATAGTTGATTTTTCTGAACGAGTTAATTCAAAAGCATTTTTAAATGATTTAACAACATTAGAGTTTAAATCAAAACCTGCATTTATTTTATCTACTATTCTTTTGGCAATATCTTCAAGTTTTGTTTCCATTACTTTTTGTTGTCTAGGATTTAAAAACATTCCTAAATCTCTAATTTCTTCATCACTCCATTCGGAATGAGTTGATTCAGGGATAATTAATACTGGCATTGTAATACAATGTTTTGATTCTATAATACCTTTAAAAGTATGATTACCACCGATGATATAATCACCTTTGATACCGTTTACTTTTCTATTTTTTAAAACAACAACAATTAAGTCTTGTTTAAGTAATTTTAAATCACCAACAGCATTATCAACTAAATCAGATAGTGACCTAACGTGGTTATTATCAAGTTCTTTTAATCTTACTTGAAAATGTTTAAAGTCAATTAATGGACTATTTGGTTTTAAAACACCTTTACCTTTAACAAAGTCTTTTTCAAATTTAATATAAGTTACTTGAATATTAGCAAAAGAATTATTTTCTATAATATCTTCAGCAATTTGTTTCATTTTTTCAGTATCAGGTAATTTAGTATGAGTTGAAATACCTCTCATTTCATTGTA